GATATCCTGCAACAAATCAATGCTGGCGGCTTTGGCAACCGTGAACGCAATGGCATGTTCTTCTTTCCAAACGTCGCGCCAGTCAAAGCCCAGCGCGTAGCCTTTGCTCTTAAACCATTTTATCGCTTTTTCCGGCGGCATCGGGCCAATACTAACATTAGTCATTAGGCAAACCCGCCTTGCCTTTGATACGGGCGACAAAATCGGCTTGAGCGATAAGCTCCTGAAGTTTGCTTATGTCCATTTGTGGATAGGCTTCCGACAGGCGTTCTTCGAATTCAGCAAAAGAACTGCAGGAAGCGAGAATTTCCTCAATAGGCGCAACCAGCGGCGTCATGACCCTTTCCCAGTCTCCGGACAATTCGTCATCGGCAGTGTCAGGGGCGGCTTCGGCAAACGCTGTGGCTACAGGCGGATATGCCGGCATTTCGCGCTTTTTCCATTCGCCGCCGTATTTTTCATTGATGTATTTTTCTGACGGTTCAAACCCCATATTATATATTTTAGTGTCTTGGTCGGCAGCTCTCATCAAGTCTTCAGGCTCTTCAAAACGGTGTACTAATTTTGGCGGTGTAGCACCGGGAAAGTTAAACTCGACTAGCCATTTGATAACCTCGTTAAAACTCTCGTCCAAGAGTTCGGTGTCAGACTTAACGATTAAATCTTTGACGTTTTCCTGAACTTCAGCCGTACCGACATAGGCACCGTTCTGGCTGGTTCCCTCTTGACCGAGAATCGCTTTGGCTATGATTTTATCCAGATAGCCGCAGAATTTTTCGAAATCCCCGCCGGAATTGCGAACTGCCTCGAGCAAATCAACCGTGGTACCGTCTTCAACGACAATGCTGGTTTCTTGAGAAATCGAGGCCAGCATTTGCAGCAGCTCGCGCTTTTCGTCATCAGTTGCGCCGGCACGGTAAGTGCCGCGGGCAGTCGGAACGGCAAACTTTTCAACAGCGACCGACCAGAATTTAAGGCCGTTACGTTTTAAATATACAGGCCAAAAGCAGACATGTGCCAGACCAAGCCCATACACCTCATCGTCATTGTCGCCGGAGTTCTTATAAACCCAGAACTTGCGCGCCGGCATAAGTTCCATATTGGAAAAGTCTTTTTTAAGGAAGAGCTCGCCGGTATATTTGAACTCGAATCGCTCCGGCTTTTTGACGTTTATGGCAGCAATGACAATCCGGTTGTCTTTAATTTTATAAAGGATTTCGGCGACAGAATAACCGAACCAATTACCGTACAGCATTTTTTTATATTTGTCTTTGAAACCGATATTTTTCAGGTTTTCTTCAATAAATGCGGCGATTTCAACGTCTTTTTTGTCTTCGGTGGCGGGGATGATTTCCCAGGGCGCGGCAACGGCAGCGGCAACGCGTTGTTCAATAAAGCAGGCTTTGACCTGCTCATCATACAGCAAATTGCGATAGGTCTTAAGATTACCGCCGCGTTCGAGCAGAATCTTGTCCAGCGGGCGCACGACATCGGCCAAAAGCATACGGCTTTTAAAATATTCCTGCGCGCTTGCCAGTTCGGTGCTAACCGGCGGCTGTGCGGTCTGTTTGTTTTCACGGTTGTTTTTAGACTTTTTCATTCTCAAATCCCACTATAAGCTGTTATTCTTTTAAAGACATTGTGCAGAACTGACCTGTTTTTCTCTCCCAGAGTACTTGCAGTTGACATCCGTCCTGTGCTGGAGCCGGCATATTTAATGCAATTTGACCAGAGGATTTCCAGACAATCAACACCGTCATCATGGTCAACCACCGGCCAATGCCGCATTTGTTGGATAAGCACCGTTAATATGGATAAGAAGCGGATTGAACCGTCGGCGACATGCGGCTGCAGCGTTTGAATACGCAGGTCTTTGTCGACATTCTGGCTTATGCCGATACAATTCAGCTGCACGCCGGCCTTTTTGCCGCGTTTAATCGCCTCAGTTCTTAAAAACTCTTGATACTGGACGGTTTCAACAAACCAGAAAACGCAGTTATACTTCTTTTGATAATAAATCATGTCGTTGATAATCTTGTCGGGCAGCCGTTTCTTAATAGCAGCCTCCTGCAGATATAGCACACCGATATTGCGATCATAAAAGCCGACCAGAATTGCGGACGGGTCGCGGCGGCGGCCGAATTTGCCAAGCGAGGGGTCAACCGCACCGAAAGCCGGCAACTGCTTAGCCAGAACGTTCCAATAAGTAAAATCGGTGAATGTCGCCGCATCTCCGGAAAGCGGGTCGTTTTGATATTCGGCGTCAAAGGCCGCTGTGCCGACTTCAACCTTGATTTTCATTAAGGTCAAAAGGTCGCGTTTGTCCGGCCAGCTTAAGACTGCGCCTTTGTCCATAGCTGCTTTATGTGCCGAGTAAAATTTGTCAGCCTTTTCTTCCGGCGTTTCTTTTTCTTCGGCATCTGGCTTATTTGTTAATATTTCCTGCCATTCCTGCCAAAGCTGCTGATTTTCCGGCGGTAACATAATGGCACGGAAGATTACGCTGCGCCACAACGGATTATTAAGCGTACGGTTCAAAACTGAATCATAGTGCAGAATTGTCCCAATGTAAAAGACGTCAAGTTTTGCCCCGGCTTCGCCAAGGTTTTTAATAGCTTTGTTGAGCCAGCTCTCCAGATTGTCGCGGTTGGTGGGGTTCTTAACCTCCTCATCGTTTTCCATGTCATCCAGAATAACCATGTCTGGACGATAGGCGCCGTGTTTTAAACCGCGCACGCCTTGACGGGCACCGCGGGCATGGACTTTAATATTATTCTTAGAAACAAAAATGCCGACTTTCCACGTTGTCGTGCGGCCAAATGCCTCTGGGAAATCACTTTTGAGCCGCTGGTTGAATTCAAGCTCAACCTTAATTGATTCAATAATAACAGAAGCGTTTTCAAAAATATCCTGAATAAACAAGATATAGTGTTTTTTGCCGTAAACAATACAATATATAAGGCCAATCATTAAATAAGTCGTCTTGGCTTCGCCGCGCGGGGCGGCGATAGCCTGGGAAATACTTTTTGATGAGCGAAGAAGCGGCAGAAACTCGCGGAAAAACCATTTATGAAACAATGACGGCTCAACCGGGCGCAGTTTGCCGGTTTTCTCGTCAACCTTGGGGCGGATATAGTGCGGAAAATATGTCCGGGCGAAAAATTCAAAATCATTTTCAGCCAGCGCCCGGCGTTCTTTAGACGCAGCGGGTGAGGCATCAAAGCCCTCGGCGATATTGTCAAGCTGCTGTTTGAGCTGCCCGGCAATATCGGCAAGGCTTTTCATAAATTCCGATTTTGAGACCTTAACCATAGTGTTTTGTCAGCTCCTCGCCGAACGGCTCCAGAATTTCGATAAAGGCTGCAGCATGATGCGGAAAGTTATCCCGGACAAAGTCGCCCAGCAGTTGGATGACATCGGTTGCAATCGACAGCTTGGACAATTCAGGGCTTGCCATGCCTGCCGATTTCATCGTCTTAGCAAAGGCATCGGCCAGCGAAGCCAAGGCATCAACCTTTTCTTTGGCGGTTAAGAGGCATTCTTTAGATTTTAAATTATCCATAATCGACTGGTGAAAAACGACATAATCGTTAATCATAGTCTTAATGAGGTCATCCCGGCCGCCGGAAGCGATAGATGCGGCAGCTTTCAACTTATCCCAATCATCACCATTTTCCAAAGCCTCAGCTTTCCAACGGCGAGCCGTGGCAATGTTTTTAACACCGGCAATTTTAGCCGCTTGTGTTAAGGGCAACAGCTTAAAAATATAATTTTTGCGGACTTCGTTACGCGCTCGGGTTCCGTAAGCCATAACAGCCTCCGTTTATTTGAATTGTGACACGATCAGACTGATAGCGGCACTAAATACGCCACTGCAGACGACAGAGTTGCGGGTCGTCTTTTTCAAAATGTCGTCTTGTTTTTGCTCCATGCGTTCAAGACGTCTGTCCAAACTGTTAAAGCGTTTGTCGAGCCCCATCAGCATACCTCTGACTTCACCTAAATCTTTGTATAATTTTTCGTTACCGGTTGGCATTTTTTTCCCTTTCTTCCTGACAATCTAAACAAAGACGGCAGCCGGGGACAGCCTTCTGCCGCGCGGATGGAATTACCTCGCCACAAATGGCGCAGACCGGGCTGGAGATTCCGACCCGGTTTATTTTCTGGCGAAAATTGGAGATTTGCTGGTTAAGAGCATTTTCAATCTCTATAACTGCGATGTCTGCAATATCACTCATGAATAAGCCCTTTTCTTTAACCAGCCATTTAAGAACTTTTTGTTTTGGGATTTCTTTTCCGCTAATAGGCGGTAGAACCCGGCAAGTTCGGAGCGATAGGCGCAGAGAATGGCGAATTGCCATTCCGGATTGCCGCCATGATTAAGCGCATTAAGCGTTTGCTCTCCGATGTGTCCATCTTCAACTAGCTTAAACCCCACGCAATTAAGTGCCCGTTGCAGGCAAATATGGGCTTGCTGAGCTCCCATGTTTATGGCCGCATCAAATATTTTGACCGCCAAATCTTCAATCGTGATGCGGTCATAACCGTAACGCAGCCAAAACTCGTTAAAATAAAAGTCTTCAGCATCTTTAACTGTTAGGTTTTTAATCGCATCAATTGTAGCTTCTGGATGCTTTTCCCGGTAGGTTTTAAGAGTAATGCCATATTTTGTGGCACCGCCTGAATCAGCCGGATCATTGACGAAGCCGCCCTCATGCGCCAGCGAATTATTAAAAGCCTTGTTAAAAACTGTTTTATCCATACAAAAAAAAACCTTATAAGCGTTGAACAAAATATAAATTTATCCATGCTTCTAAGGTTAGGATGATTGTTGCTAAATCTTAATGGGAATTGTTCGTATAAAATATGCGTTTTCAATGCGTTATTTATTTAAAATCATAAAAAAGATAAAAAAACAAGAGTTTTTATTTACATGAAGGCGAATAAATGTTTGAATAATAAAAATTGATTTTTTAAAAGGGCAAAGCATGAAAAGTAATTCTCAAGAGGTTTCGGCAAAAGAAAAAATATTAAATTTCTTAATAAAGCTGCCGCAGTACGTGGGGGCAATTATTAAGTTTCTATTCTTTCTAGCGGTATTTATCGGGGCTTTATTTTTACTTAAGCAATGCAGTTAAAAAATAACCGGGGTTTATTCCCCGGTTATTTTTAGACTTTCTTTTAATCTGTGAGGCGGAAATTTCTTTTTGAGGCGTTTTATATATTTTCTTCTTATTTTATTAAGAATTGCCTTTTCTTTATTGGAAATCCTGAAAATTTCTTCTAACTTTGTACCAGTTTCAGGAGTAATACTAAATTTTAAAGAATATGTTTTTTCATGAATATAGAAAATCGGTGTATGATTGTCCTGATTTAGATTACTTTCGTTAAATTTCACGGAGCATACACTAGTTTTTTTCCCTTTATCACTCATTAAAACAACATCATTAACATTAAATCCCTCTTCACCCATTTTATTCTCCTTTTTTTTCCAAAACCGCGCGGGCTTTTTCGCCATTGTCATCCATTATGGCTGGTGGCAGCCATTGGCTATGACAATGCGGCGTTCGATATTCCTGTTCTTTATAATTTTCTGTATCAGCATAGAATTTCAGAACATCTTCATAATCTTTCAGCCGTTCTTGAAATAAATCGAAACGGCTTAAATATGCCCACGAATTGCAAAAATCTTTCAGCAATAACTTGTTTGGATGATTAGCTACATCATTAAAAATAACAAATTCGCCATCAAAAAGCCCGACAAAACCATTTTGTCCCATTATGACTTCGTTCTTTTTGGGATTTTCTGTATTGTTGTGCCAAAAATTAGACATTTTTTTATCCTTAGAAAAAGCGGCGGCCGCAATGACCGCCGCCGTTTGGTTAGTTGTTAAAAAAGTTATCAAAAATATATTTTCCTACTTCCGGTGCAACGCAGTTCCTTAAAATCTGGGCTTTATTGCGGATTTGATAAGGACTTAAGTCAATTCCTATCCGGTTTTGATGCTGGGCAATATTTGCTTTTCTGATATTATCCGGGGCAAAATTTGCTTTAGGCACAATACGGTTAGACCAAAAGTAGTGTCTCTGCAGCTGAAAGGTTGGGGCAATCAGCGGTTGATAATAGGGAATAACGTTCTCGACCACCCAATCACACCGGGCATAGTGTTTTAAGAAAATTATTTCCTGCCATAACATTAAGTCGGGATAAAGCGGGGCAAATCTTATGCGCTTTCCGCGGAATCCGAAACAGTATCTTATTCTCGAATGGCTCTGACAAGGCGGTGATGCCCAGATAAAGTCAAAGTCCTGATAATGATTAAGCAAATATTCGTGCGCATCGCCGATAATTACTTCATCATTGGGATAGAGTTGTTTATATATTTCTGCAATCTTAGGGTTAAGTTCAACTGCTGTTATTTCGACCGGCTGGCCGTTAATCATTGTCGGCCAGTCTTTTCTATTGCCGCCAATTCCGGCAAACAGATTTAATATTTTGATTGTTTTTATTCACTTTTCCACTATATTTAAAATAGTATTTAAATTTTCCAAAAAATGTTTTTTTACATTCTAAAAATGTAGATATTTGCTTTTCTTTTGCAAGATATTCTATTTCTTGTTTAGCTATTTCTTGTTTTAATTTTTCTAATTTTTCTTTATTATTTTTTACTAATTCT